CAAGCCCGACAAGACCTGCTGTGCCATCAGTCATAGCTACTATGAATTTAGTAGGCGGTGGTGCTACTTTTAATGGTATTTACGCTAGTTCCCAAGGACAGGGTACGGCTACGATAACACATTTTGCAAATTCGACTGCCAATAAGACATATCGGTATGCAATTATTGGTTGATTTTAATAATTTATGTATAATGGATTCCGTGGATGACCCATCTTGGAATCCGAAACTCTAGGAGTAAAAGATGGCTACTACTACCACATCACAAGTTGACCCTGCAATTGCACCATATCTGAAGTATGGTCTGGAACAAGCGTCTGGACTGTACGCAGGTGGTGGGCCACAATACTACACAGGTGAGACCTTTGTAGCACCCTCACAGACTACGCAAGCAGGGCTACAGGCTCTGGAGACTCGTGCTTTGGCTGGTAATCCTCTTACTGGTGAGGCTCAACAACAACTGCGTGGAACTATTGGTGGTGCTTATCTAGGTGGAAACCCTTTCTTTCAAGGTGCATTTGCGCCAGCAGCACAAGCAGCGCAACAACAGTTTCAAACAACTTTAGGTGATATTGGCTCTAAAGCAAGCCTAGCAGGACGTTATGGCTCTGGTGCTATGGGTAACCTAGAGAATCGTGCAGCAGGTCAATTTGCACAATCATTGACTAACACAGCAGGTCAACTGGCTTATCAGAACTACGAGCAAGAGCGTCAGCGTCAGCAACAAGCTACTCAGTTAGCCCCTCAAATGGCTATGACTGATTACCAAGACATTCAGCAATTACTCAATGCAGGTCAGTTGCGTGAAGGTTATACAGGTCAACAGTTAGGTGCTGACGTTGCTAGATTTAACTTCTTGCAAAACCAACCACAACAGAACTTGCAAAACTATATGTCATTGGTATATGGCAACCCACTAGGACGAGTAGGTCAGTCTACATCTAGTGGTGCTGCTGATACTTCTACATTGCAGAAGTTATTAGGTACTGCTGCTACTGGTGCTGCTATTTACAAGAATCTTGGTGGCTCTTGGTTAAATAATTTAGGTTCTACATCAGCATCAAATGCAGGAAATATGGGGACTATTGATGCTTCTTACCCTGCTTTTGGCTCTAATTGGTGGGATTAAACATGGCTGGACTATTAGACATTTTCGGTACAGGCGGTGCAGACACAATGGGTCTGCTCGGTATGTCACAAGCTGACATTGCTCGTAATCGTGACGATGCACAGGCACAAGCCTTGTATGCCCTAGCAGGGCGTTTATTCCAAGGTGGTAATACAGGACAGTCTATTGCTGAAGGCTTACAACTTGGTCAGAAAGCCTATCGTGGCGGTATGCAAGAAACATTGCAAAACCAATTACAGAATGTCCAGTTAGCTGACATGATTCGTAAGCGTAAGCAAGAGCAACAAGCATTAGCTGAACAACAACGTATTCAAGGTGTTATCCAAGGTGCTGTAACCAAGCCTCAAGAGATTTATGGTGAGGACATTATGGGTCAGCGAGTAGGTGAAGGCATGACTGCTGGTGGCTTTGATTTGCAACGAGCGATTCCTCAATTGATGGGTTCTGTTGAAGGTCGCAAAGCCTTGGGTGAATTAGTTGCATCTCAAAAAGCAATGCAACCAGAGTACAAAGAAGTTAATGGTGCGCTTTACGAAATATCGGCTGGTATGCCTCCTAAATTGGTTGCTGGTTCTAAGAAGCGTGATACTGTAACTGTTGGAAATGTTGTTCTTGATAAAGACGATATGCGTGTTCTTTATACCGCACCTGATGCACCTGCTGGCTCAATTAAAGAGTTTCAAGATTTTATGAAGTTGCCTAAAAATGAACAGGCAGCATACATTCAATTGCAAGACCAGAAGCGTCCAAGCACAACAATTAATATGCCTAATGAGGGTGAGCGTAAAGCCGCAACATTGGCAAGTCGCTTGAACTTCAGCGTTGGTCAAATGAATGAAGCTATTGGTGCTGACCCTAAAGCGGCTATGCCAAGCACGACAGCAGAAATTGCTCGTTTTGTATCACGCACAGACTTTTTGCCAAACAAATTAAATACAGACCAACGACAAGTTGTTGAAGCAGCGCAAGAGGATATTCTTGATGCGGCATTGACATTAGGAACTGGTGCTGCTTATAGCCGTGAACAGTTGGCTGGTTACAAGAAATCATATTTCCCACAATTGGGAGATAGCGCAACAACAGTTAAAACAAAGCAAGAGCGTCTTAACAACTTGCTTAAATCTGCTGAAGTTGCATCAGGTCGTGCTGCAAGTCAGATTACTGCGCCAATTCCTAAAGTTCCAGTTGCTCCTGTTCAACCACAGCAAACATCTCCATTCCAATATGACCCTGCTAAAGAGCAGCGTTATCAAAATTGGGTTACCCAGCAAGGTAAGAAGGATTAATCATGGATGAAACAGAAGAATTTGAGTTTAGACGTAGGTTTGAGTTAGAAAATGCTCAACCAAAATCTCCGACTCTCAGAGAATCATTTGAGCGTGGTGCTGGTTTAACTTATCGTGCTGTTGCACCGACATTAGCTGGCGCACAGATTGGCTCTTATGGTGGCCCATTAGGTGCTCTTGTAGGCTCAATGGCTGTTCCCGCTGCTGATGCAGTCAATGCTCTATTAAATGTAATTGCTTCTCCATTTACTGATAAGCGTCTTATTCCAGCATCTCAAGCTATTCAAAACTTGATGACTCGTTCTGGTGTACCTGCTGCTCCAGAAACACAAACACCAACTGAGCGAGTTGTTGGTGGTGGATTAGAAGCAATGACAGGTGTGGCTAGAACTATTCCTGCTTTTATTAAAGCATCTACAACTGCTGCATCTCCTGTGACTCGTGGAGTTACAGAGCAACTTGCTGTAGCCCCTAAGACACAAGCGATTGTGACTCCTGCTGCTGTTATGTCTGGTCAAACAGTTACAGAAGCTACTGGTAATCCTTTATATGGCGCAGCTACTACATTGGCTACAGGTACTGCTGGTAGCGTTAAGCGTCCTCAAAAACAAGAGGCATTATCTACACAAGCATTAGACAGAATTGCAACAGACAGATATGACCAGCTTCAAAGGTCTGGTGTTCAGTTAAAAACTGATGAGTTTGTTAATGCAATGGATGATATTGCCAAGGGCTTGAGGCAAGAGGGATATACGCCTAAAGCATTTCCAAAAGTTGCTGGTGCTATTGAAGAACTTACTTCTACTGCTCAACCTAAAGATTGGACTGAACTTCAAGCATTACGCAAGATGATTCGTTCTGGTCAAAAGAGTATTGAGCCAGAAGAAAGACGGATGGCATCTATTCTTTTGGACGACTACGATAACTACTTGATGACTGTTCCCAAAGAATCAATTGCTTCTGGAGACATGAAAAACGCAGGTCAGTTATGGTCAGAGGCTCGTAACGCTTACTCAAAGATGAAGAAGTCTGAAGTCTTTGAGGATATGCTTAACGAGGCTAAACTAGATAAGAGTAAATTTACTCAGTCTGGTGAAGAAAACTCACTTGCTAAACAATTGCGCCAACTTGCTAAGAATGACAAGAAAATGCGATTGTTTACCAAGGATGAACAGGACGCTATTGAGAAAGCTGCCAAGGGTGGTAATGTTCAAAATATGCTGAAGTTCTTTGGTCGCTTTGCGCCTACTGGTGTAGTTCCAGTTGGTCTTAGTGTTGGAACTACAGCATTAGCACCTATGATTGGAATTCCTTTAACTATTGGTGCTGCTGGCTCTCGTGGGTTAGCTACTAATATGCGTAGAGGTAGCGTGGAAGACTTAACTAATATGATGCGTACTGGTGGCATCCCACAAACAGTTGGTAGTCCATTTAGGGCTGTAACACCAGTAACTGCTAGAGGTCTATTGTCTATGGAAGATTTAGACCAAGAACAGCGTAATCTTTTGGGTATCCAATAAGGACTAACATGGCAAAGACCAAGATTTCAGAATACAGCAGTACCGCTAATAACAATACTGACATTAACAGTATTAACTTAGCGGAGGGTATGGCCCCATCTTTGGTCAACAATGCTATCCGTACATTGATGGCTCAGTTGAAGAACTTTCAAGATGGTTCTGCTGGCGACAATGTAACTGTAGGCGGTAACTTATCTGTTACTGGAACATCTACGCTGACAGGAACTTTAACGGCTACGGCTGGTCTGTCAGGCCCACTCACATCATCGTCTGCCACTATTACTGGTGGAACAATCAATGGTGCTGTAATCGGTGGTTCATCTGCTCAAGCTATCACAGGAACTACAGTAACTGCCTCAACAGGCTTTGTAGGTGGTTTGACAGGTAACGTAACTGGTAACACCACAGGAACACACACAGGTGCTGTAACTGGTAACGTAACAGGTAACCTGACAGGCAATGTCTCTGGTAATGTCACAACGGCTACAGGAACTTCTACATTCAATAACGTCACGATTGATGGCACATTGGATATGAGTTCTGGAACAGTAGGAACAATCACAGGATTGGCTACACCTACTAATGCTTCAGACGCAGCTACCAAAGGTTATGTAGATACTGCTGACGCTTTAAAGCTGAATCTAACTGGTGGCACAATGTCTGGTGCTTTAGCTATGGGTACAAACAAGATTACAGGTCTTGGTACTCCTACGGCTGATGCTGATGCAGTAACCAAGTCTTATGTAGACGCTATTGCCCAAGGTATTGATGCTAAAGCGTCTGTGGTTGCTGCTTCTACTGCAAACCTTACGTTATCTGGCGCACAGACCATAGACGGAGTTTCTGTTATTGCAGGTGACCGAGTATTGGTTAAAGACCAGACTACTGCTTCTAATAATGGTCTTTACTTGTGTGCATCTGGTTCATGGACTAGAACAACTGATGCTGATACATACGCTGAGTTGGTAGCTGCTTACACATTTGTTGAGGGCGGTACAGTTAACGGAAATAACGGATTTATCTGTACTATTCCAACAAGCGGTACTTTAGGTAGCACATCAATTACGTTTGCTCAGTTCTCAGGTGCAGGTCAGGTTATCGCTGGCGCAGGTCTTACAAAGACAGGTAACACATTAGATGTAGGAACAGCGTCTTCTAGTCGTATTGTTGTCAATTCGGACAACATTGATTTGGCTACAACTGCTGTTACTGCTGGTACATACAAGTCTGTTACGGCTGATGCTTATGGACGCATCACAGCAGGTACAAATCCTACGACTATCTCTGGTTTCGGTATTACAGATGCTTACACAAAGACTGAAGTTGATACTTCTCTGAGTGGTAAGTTGTCGACTACTGGTGGCACGATGTCGGGTGCTATTGCGATGGGTACGTCTAAGATTACTGGTTTGGGTGACCCTACCAATGCACAAGACGCTACCACTAAGACTTATGTTGATGGCATCTTAGGTAGTGCAACATCTGCTGCGACAAGTGCTGCTGCTGCTGCGACTTCAGCCTCCAATGCTTCAACAAGTGCATCCAATGCCTCTACAAGCGCAGGAAACGCATCTACAAGTGCTACGGCATCTGCTGCTAGTGCTACGGCTGCTGCTGCCACTTACGATGACTTTGATGACCGATACTTAGGAAGCAAGGCAACTGCACCATCTGTTGACAATGATGGAAACGCTTTGCTTACAGGTGCTTTGTACTGGAATACATCGACTAATAACTTGTTTGTGTGGACAGGTTCAACATGGACTAGCGCAGCCTTTACAGCAGGTTCATTTGCTACTTTGACAGGCACAGAAACCCTGACAAACAAGACCCTTACAGCACCAATAATTTCAAGTATTAGCAATACTGGTACATTGACGCTACCAACAAGCACAGACACATTAGTTGGTAGAGCAACAACAGATACGTTGACAAACAAGACTCTGACAAACCCAACTGTCACAAACTATGTAGAGACTCCATTCACAGCCAATAGTTCTACTGCTATTACTATTGATTTAGCCAACGGCACAGTCCAAATCATTACCCTGACAGGCAATGCAACAATCACAATGCCAACGGCAACAAGTGGCAAGTCTTTCATCATGTTCTTAAAGCAAGATGGAACAGGCTCACGCACAGTTACTTGGTCAACTGTTAAATGGGCTGGCGGTACAAACCCAACAATCACAGCAACTGCAAGCAGACAAGATATTTATTCTTTCTTTGCTGATGGCACAAACTGGTATGGTGTCAATGTTGGTCAGAACTACACACCATAAGGACTGATAAATGTTTGCAGCATCTAAAACAGATTCAGTCTCTGGTGGCCCGCCAGATGGTCAATTTAACTATGTCACTATGCTCTTACATGGCGATGGGACTAATGGCGCACAGAACAATACATTCTTAGACAGCAGTACAAACAACTTCACCATTACCCGAAATGGCAATACAACCCAAGGTTCTTTCTCGCCTTATGGGTCTAATTGGGGCAACTTCTTTTTAAACACGAGTAACAACAATCGGATTACTTGGGATTTTACTAGCTCTCCAGCACAAACTGCGCTTGCTGGAACAAACTCAACTATTGAGTTTTGGGTGTTTAGACTGCCTAAATCAGGCACATACCAATGTATGTTTTCTACTGCTGGTGATAGAAATAATTTTATTCTTTTAGATTCTACTACCCTACAAGTAACAAGCAATGGTGGAACTGAAATGTTCCTTATCAATCCTGATACATATATTCCTCTAAACACTTGGACTCATGTTGCACTTACTTGCTCAGGAACTACATGGACTTTGTATTTCAATGGAACATCGTATGGTACATATTCTGGTGCAAGTAAATCAAATAATAGTGGGTCAGCCCAACTAGGTGGGCGTAATGACATGAATGGTTGTGGTTATCTCTCTAACTTTAGGATAAGCACAATTTCAAGATACTCAGGAAATTTTACGCCATCAACTACTCCATTTGTTTCTGATGGTAGTACGGCAATGTTGACTTGCCAATCAAACAGATTTGTTGACAATAGCGCAAATGCTCAAGCATTATCAGTAAACGGAACTATGAGCGTTCAACGCTTCAACCCATTTGGTGCTTCTACCACCTACTCCACAAGCGTGATTGGTGGGTCAGGGTACTTTGATGGTAATGGAGATTTTTTAACAGGCCCAACAACAAACTCTGCTTTTGATTTTGGAAGTGGTAACTGGACAATTGATACTTGGGCATATCCAACTGCTTTCGTTAGCCAAATGGCGGTACTTATTTCTTTGGACAATGCTACAGGAGAGTCATACGCAATTGGTTTACTAATAAACGCAAATGGTTCTGTTCAAGTTTATCAGCATGGCGGTTCGTATTTTATTAACTCCACTAGTTCGACAGGTGTTATAAAGTTAAACACTTGGAGTCACATTGCTGCTGTCCGTAGTGGTAGCAATTTTGCCATCTTTGTGAATGGCACAAGAGTGGCTTCTGTCTCGGGTGTTAGTGGTACTCAATCGGCAAACAGGACAGTCAACATTGGGCAAGACCCCTATGCCAGTAATTTAAGATACACAGGATATTTATCAGACCTCCGTGTAGTCAAGGGAACGGCAGTTTATGACCCAACTCAAACCACTATTACTGTTCCAACTGCACCCTTAACAGCAATTACAAACACTCAACTATTGACCAACTTTACAAATGGCGCAATCTTTGACAACGCCATGATGAACGACTTAGAAACTGTGGGTAACGCACAGATTTCTACAAGTGTTAAGAAGTTTGGTACAGGGTCTTTGGCGTTTGATGGTACTGGTGATTGTTTAAAATCCAATCCAGCAAGTACAGATTTGTATGCGTTTGGCTCGGGTAATTTCACCATTGAAATGTGGTTTTACATTACAGCGTTTACGAATACATACAGCACTTTGTTTGATTCTCGGCCTGTTTCGACACAAGGCGCATACCCAACAATAGCAATCACAAGTGGCAGACTTTACTATTATGTAAGTAGCGCAGAAAGAATTGCAACAGCCAATTCAACAATCACCACAGGGCAGTGGTATCACCTTGCAGTATCTAGGTCTGGCACTTCTACAAAGATGTTTCTTGATGGAACGCAAGTAGGCTCTACATACACAGATTCAACTGTTTATGTAAATGGCACAAGCAGACCAGTTATTGGTGCAGAAGGATTTAACAGTCCTCCTAATGACGTAATCAACGGCTACATAGATGACCTACGCATTACCAAAGGCTATGCTAGATACACCGCAAACTTCACACCTCCAACATCAGCACTCTCAGACACAGGCCCATATTAAGGAAAATCATGCAAATTGCAATCTTAACTAGCCCAATTACAGTAGGCGATTATCGTGAACTGTTTAGCAATACATCATTTCCCTCAAGTGGCCCAAGTGATGAGTTCTTAACTGCCAACAATGCCAAGAAGGTCAATGCCTTTAAAGCCCATGACAGTCTTACTCAGAAGTTGGTTTCATGCTCTGCCTATGACGATGGTGAATTTGTTTCTGTTGTTCAAGTGGCTGACATGAGTGCTGAAGAAATCCAAGCAGCCAAGGATTCTGCAATGGCACAACTGAGAGCCACACGCAATGCTTTGTTGCTTGCTTGTGATTGGACTCAGATTGCTGATTGCACCATTCCTAAGAAGACTGAGTGGGCAACATATCGTCAGACTTTGCGTGATTTGCCTAGCACTATCACAGAGCCTAGAACCTTTACTGATTGGCCTCATAACCCTGATTGGGTTGAGCGTAACTTCTAAGGTGAATTATGGAAAACGAAGTAACCCACAAGCAAATCTACGACAGGCTCGTTGAAGTCGAAAGTAAAGTAGATAGTATAGACAAGAACACTAAAGGTCTTATAGAGGCTATGAAGGCTCTTGATGGGGCTTTTAAAGTGCTTGGTTGGATAGCCTCTGCTGCCAAGCCTATTCTATGGGTGGGTGCGCTGATTATGGCTGCTGGTGCTATCTGGCAAACATGGATTAAAAAATGAGAGATTGGGCTATGGCTTTTACTACCGCAGTCCTTTTTTGTATTACTGTTGTCTGGTGTTTTTACATCATCGTTTGGGCTATGACGTGAAATGGCTATTGGTGCTATCTATGTTGTTTACATTGGTGGCATCTAGTAAAGAAAAAACTGAATATCGTTGTGTCAGATGGGCATGGACAGGTGATGTTTACAACCGAAAGGTAGTATGCCTTGAGTGGCAAAAGGTTGAGAAAAAA